GATGAAGGGGCCGGGAACCGGGCCACGTCGTAATCATTCGTGGAGCCCTCTGTATCGATAAAGACCGGATCCGGGAACTGTGAGGCAAATGTGGTCTTGCCGATCCCCTCCGGACCATACACGACGACCTTTTTGGCCGTCGGCAGCGTCCCCCTGTTAATTGGAAATGCCATTATTTATTACCTCCTATCTTCCAGCCTCCCGCCTTGGGAGCCGTCTTCTTTACCTGTTCAGGCTCCGGATCCTCAGCCTCAGGCTGTACTCCGTAGCCGTCCTCAATGATGATGGAGCACTCGTCTCCGGTGCTTACCCTTGTAGCGATGACCTGCAGCCCTTCCTGCTCCAGCCATACGTTGAACTCATTCAGCGTCCGCAGATCCATCTGCTCCAGCTTGTCCATGAGCACGAATCCGCACTGGGGATTGAGCTTCCGGATGATCGCTGTGGAGATGATCAGGCGCTGTGCTCCGGAGATACCATCCCATTTCTGGCCTTTATAGATCAGCTCGCCGTTCTCAATGGACAGTTCCGGGAGCGGGAGATCTGCACTGCTCAGCAGTTCCCTGCGTGCCTGCCGGATCTGTTCAATGTCGTTAGACAGCTGGATGTACTTCTGACTGTATCCTTTGGCTTCTTCCTCTGCCTTCTCTTTGTCCAGATTGGCCCGGACCTTGCGGTTGATCTCTTCAATGTTTGCCAGGGATTCCTCCAGCTCGGCCGTTGATTCATCCTGCAGTTGTGCGACATCTGTTCTGGCGATGTCTTCATCTGTTGCCAGCTGTTCGTAGATAGATCTCTTTTCGGCCAGCTGTTTCTGGAGCTCTGTGATCCTCTCCTCGATGGCCCGGGCATCGTCAAAGGCCCTGCGCTTGTTGGTGGTGATTTCGTTCAGCCTCTCGCGCTTGCGCTGGTTCTCTCCATTCTTTGCCAGGATGGCCTGCTGTTTCTGAATCAGCTCCATGGGGCTGACCGGCTCTGCAGGGACATCGGGATAATAGGGCTGCTCCGCAGCATATTTGGTCTTCCGGTCAGCTGTGCGGCCTGTGATGGTCCGCTCGTCAAACAGCTCTTTTTCCTTCCGGTTCAGCTCATCCAGCTGGGGACCTACCCCGATGATCTGCAGGAGCGTGTCCGCTTTTTCTTTCCCGGACGCTTCCATGAATTTGGGAAGGTCTAACGCCAGCTTCTCAATGAACTGGTCCAGGAGCCTCTGGCCGGCTGCGCGGCCGGTCGGATCTGTAACCTTAAGCGCGGCGTTCTTACCTTTGCGCTCCACAATCAGGCCGTTGTCCATTACGATTTTAATGGTGCCCGGCACCACCGAGCCTTCCCGGTTGAGATTTGTGGGCCGGTACTTTTCACCGCCCAGGGCATAGGCGATAGCGTCCAGAACAGAGGTCTTCCCCTGCTCATTGTCCCCGCCGATGATCGTCAGCCCGTTCTCGCTGGGCCGGATCCGGACCGCCTTGACCCTCTTGATGTTCTCAATCTCCAGCTTATTTATCTTCATTCCTCTCCTCCTTCCCCTTCTGGATGATAAAGGCGTGCACCTCGTCCTCTGTCCATCCGCCGTACTCTTTGCCGATATGCTCATAGGTCTCCCCAGCTTTCCGTCTGGCCCGGAGGTCTGTAATGTCCAAAGGCCGCTTGCCGTCTGTCTGGATGGGTTCGGAAGTCTTCTCAGCCGCTTTCTGTTCAGCGTCCTTTTTCAGGCGGTATCCGATTGTGACATCGGCAACGCCGTATTTCTTAGCAATCTTCACATTGGACCATCCTTCTGCCTTCAGCTTCCTGATTTCATCCATAGGCAGGTCAACCTTTTTGCCCTGCTGTGTCTTCTTCCCGCCCTTTTTGCACTGCTCCGGGGTGGACTGTCTGGGTATCACTTTTTCTTCCTCCTTCGCTACGTCCTCAACGATTTCCTGAATCTCTTTGGCTTCTACCTTGCTGATAGCCCCGGCTGCCTGTGCGTCTTCCAGAGCCTCCGTAGCAGCGCAGACGCTGCAGATTTTCATGCTCTCGTCACGCCGTGAGATTGCAGGGGTTTCAAAGAACTGCCGTCCGCAGACCGGGCAGATGTGTCCTGCAGGCTGAGTTTTCATCTGGTATTCCAGATGTGCGATGTGTTCGTCTTTCACCGTGATCTCCTGCTTGAGCTCTGCGATCCTTTCAGACGTTGTGTTCTGCAGGCTTTCATATTCCGCCATAGGGACCATGCTGTCCGGCTGTGACTTTGCCAGAATCAGGTAGATGTTCTGGTCCCCGGCCAGTTCCCGGATTATGCCCAGCTCCGTAGCCATCTCCAATGTCTTCCTGTACTCTTCCAGCGGAATCGTGATACAATCAGTACAGGAATTGTTTCCCGGCCCCACGATAGGTGTTGCAGCACCTGTGGGGTCATTTGTGTTTCCGATCATCATGTTGTTTCCTCCTTTAATTTGAAATTCTGGTCATATACCATGGACGGGTCTACCGTTGTTTCCGGGATTACGAATCCATCTTCCTGCTGGAGCCATGCCAGCTGATCGGGCCAGCTCATGGTCTGTTCGAATCCATGGTTGAAAAACAGCCCCAGCTGATTCGTTTTGAACGTCCACAGGAAGTTGTTCAGCTCCTCGTCTGTCATATTTCTGATTTTGTCTGCGTTACTCAGGGTCAATCACCTCCTCTCTTACAACTGTGTCCCCTGCCATCTCAATAATCATCTGCGGAACATAAACCTCTTTCAGCATGTCCAGCATCATGTCTACCGAGAGACCGCCCTTTGTCATCTTTGCCATCTGCAGAAGCAGTCTGGCTATCACCTTCATGGTGGTGTCCCCCGAAGCCATCGACATAAGTCTGGAGTTTTCTCCATTCTCGTCTGTCTCGTATTTGATAATCTCTTTCACCTTTCGCTCCTCTTAATCTTTCCGTGGGTACATGATTTAACGCACCCCGCCTTCACGTCATCCAGTGCCCTCTTTGTCTTCTTTACCTTCCACACCAGTGTCAGGTGTTCCTGCCGGTTCTTAGCAAATTCAGCGTACTTCGGACACTTGGCGTGACATTCACTCGTTCTGTCCTCACAGCCGTAGCAGGGACTTTTCTTCAGTGCCATTTTTACCACCTCTCAGATGTGTATAGATCCTGTACAATTCTCCGTCCGGCGTGGCCCGCAGACAGTACGAATGGTGTCCGCAGATGCAGACCTCGCAGAACACGCTGTGCTGTTTGCGTCTGGCATCACCTAACATCGTGTCGCGAATATCGGCAAATCTGGACGTTGAATATGTGACGCCGTCCGTTTCATAGATAAATCTTCCCGTCATTCCCATTCCTCCATGTCCATAACGACGATGCGCGATTCCAGAACCAGATACCCCAGAAGGCACCCAAGCAACGTGATTGATACCAGTGTCTGCCTCTGACTGCTCAGGATCGCAAGCGCGGTCACAGCCAGGAATCCGTCAATAGCTAATCTGATTCTCACTTCTACCTCCTATCTGATTACATAAAGTGTCGTCCCCGTCCGGCAGTGCTTATACACCCAGTCAGCCATACTGTTCTCTGTCCTGATACACGCCGGGCTGTTGTGGGCTCCCAGCTTGCCGCCCAGAAGGTATACCCTGTCATACCTGTACCTTGCTGACATGTGATATGTCAGGCTGTGTATGCCCCAGCCGCCGGAAGTCATAGAGCAGGACCAATACTGCCACTTTTTCCCTTCCCGATTGGTGTACACTAGCCGGTCCGTCTTCCATGAGATTCTGTGCTGTCCTGCCGGGGTCTTCGTGGTCTTTGTCCCGGGTATGTTTGCGGCAGAAGAGCAGGGCGCTGCTTTTACCAACTTCCGCTTGCCTTGTTTGCCCTTGTAAGCAAAGAGGCACATGTGTCCATATCTCAGGTCAGCTATAATGGCATAATCCGTCCTGCTGGATACCGACTTGCCCTTCTTCTTCACGTCAGCGCTGGGGGTCTTTGAATATTTGCCGTGGTCGAAAAAGAGATTGATGCGGACGCCATTCTTATCGAACATCTGATACTTCTTTTCGTTCTCTGCTTTTTCAATCTCGACCTCTTCTTTTGTCTTCTGGCGTTTACCCCTTTTGGCGTTGTCAGCGTAGACCGGCTGTACAGCCAGAGCACAGGCCAGCAGGATTGCTATCAGGCGCTTCATAGCTTCCTCCCGCACATGGGGCAGAAGTTGATTTTTGTCTCCACGCCGTCATAGTCTCCCTGAGTTACGTGGAGCACGTTTTTGCAAATCATTCCGATCAGCCAGATGTCCCGGCCGTATAAGCGGCCGACCTTTCGCTGAATAAGGTTTTTCCTGTCGCTCGGAACATCACCGTCTTCCATGTAGCAGTATTTACATCCTTCGCTCATTCCAGTCCTCCGTAAATGCTCGTCATGTGTCCTTCGCTGTCGAACGTGTACACACCGCCGTACACCTCGACCGTACCGGTGACCATCTGGCCGTACCGCCAGTCATCGGTCTCACGCTCAGAAAAGTAGTACACATCGTCTCCGATGGTATGGAAACCGACCAACATGTCCTCTTCACTCCAGCCCCCTGTGTTCCAATAGCAGAAGACCGCATCTCCTTCTCTTATCCAGACGTGGGTCTGCTGATGATCGCCGTCATGGTAGTCTTCCGCAGCCATGGCCGGGGTAGCTGCTATCATGCAGGACAGCAGGATCATAAGTATCTTTCTTTTCATTTCGTTCCCTCCTTAATGCTTCCGTCATGACCTTGTAGGCGGTCTCCCTGGTATCTGGAACCGGTAAACACCTGACTGATGACAGGATCCTGCCGTCTGCCATGACGTGTGTTACTTTCATGTCGCGCATGTTTAACCCTCTGTACTTTCGTCTGACGCAAGTACAGGGCATAAAAAAATACGCCCCGCCTGTTCGGGCTCCAGATTCAGAGCCCATGTCAGCTTCTGGAGCACAGCTCCGGACGGATACGACTTGCCATTGGCTATATCAGAAATCGTATTCCGGTTTACTCCTGAAGCCTCTGCCAGCTTTTCGAATGTGGTGTATCCGCACTCGATCATCCGGATTCTAAACGCTTTTGTGTCTACTTTATACATTTCCTACCTCCTTTCCTGATGATTTAAAGACTGCCGGCGGATTTGAACCGCCTGACCCGCTGTGATTACTACATATACTTTGCAAATCGCGTCTGAACTGCAATCGGTGCTACCCGATATCGACAGTGTGCCGGGCCACAGCCAAGAAAGAGGATTCTCCTTTCCGCCCTGTGGGCTTAACAACTGATTTTTTGATCCCGGATATTAACTTGTTACTTGTGACTGCATTATGCGGGTGCTCCCTGTGAGCATGGCAGTCCGCCGGAGCCGTCGTCGCAATGGTCTTTTGGGTGGTATGTACTGCATAAAATTGTTTACTGTTCTCTTTTTTTGCCATCGCTCATGCGTCCGACTTACGTTTGGCGCAAGTTAATAATAACATTACCTTGCGCGCTGTGCAAGAGTTTTTTTGCGTTTTGCGAAAAAATAATTATGAATCACTTGTTATAATTTGCATAGAGCGTATACTATTAATAAGAAGCAAAACTTATTCAAAAGATATCCGGAGGACATGATCATGAAAGAGAGTGGAATCAGATATGACAGAATCAAAGCCTTAAGAGAAGAGCACGGCTACACTCTCAGGTATGTTGCCAATCATATCGGCGTCACAGAATCCACAGCTCAGCGCCATGAGACCGGCAAAGGTATCCGCGAGATCCCCAGTGCAATCATTGGAGCTTATGCCATACTATATAATGTCAATCCGGCGTACCTCATGGGCTGGACAGATGACCCCAGAAGCCCAGGACAAATCAAGCAGGATGAAGAATACTATTCAGATCCGGATGTTCAGAAGATCATCCAGACCAGAGAGAAGGACGGCAGGTATAAAATCCTGTATGATGCCGTTTCTGATCTGTCCCCAGAGTCTGCGGAGCTGGTAGCAAAAATGATTAAGAAATTCAGCGACAATAAGGAAGAATGAAAACAATAGAGGACGATATCAGAGTGTTTTTGTGCCCGCTTCCGATGGATATAAGGGGCTACACAGTATTTAAAGATTTTCGCTATACAATAGTGATTAACGAGAACCTATGTCAGGATGCCAGGATGAAAGCATACCGACATGAGAGGTGGCACATAGAAAATGGTGATTTTTTCGGAGACAGATCTGTCGGAGAAATCGAAAGAGAAGCACACCGCCGGCAGTAATCTGCTGGCGGTTATTTGTTAGGAGATGAAATTATGAGTAAGAGAAGGGTCGCAATCTACGTCCGCGTCTCCGGTGAAGAGCAGGTAAAAGGTTACTCCATAGCGGAACAAAAAGACCGGCTGCAGACTTACTGCCAGCTAAAAGACTGGATCGTGGTAAGGGTCTTTGAGGATCCCGCCTACTCTGGCGGCACTATGGACCGTCCCGGGCTCCAGTCCATGCTGTCGGCCTGCAGGAAAGGCAGTGTTGATACCGTCCTTGTCTGGAAGCTGGACAGGCTTTCCCGGAGCCAGAAGGATACTCTGTACCTGATTGAAGATGTTTTTAAGCCACTGGGCATTGCTTTTGTAGCAGAGACTCAGAACCTTGATACTTCCACTCCTCTTGGTATGGCCATGATCGGGATCATGGCTGCCTTCGCCCAGTTGGAACGGGACCAGATCAAGGAACGGATGGAGATGGGCCGGGTAGGCCGTGCAAAATCTGGAAAGTGGCGTGGTGGAGCCGGCAGGCCTACGGGATATGATTTCACGGACGGCCTACTTGTCATCAATGAGTATGAGGCCCTGCAGATCCGGGAGATATTCCGTCTGTTTCTGGAAGGAAACTCGCTGCGAAGCATCTGCCTGCACATGAAAGAACATTATGCCAATGAGCATGTAGGTTATACGGATCCGCACATGATCAGCAAGATTCTGCGTAATCCTCTCTACATCGGTAAGATTCAATATAAGGGAGAAATCTATGACGGCCTGCATGACGCCATCATTGACAATGACACCTTCCAGCGAGCTCAGGACCTGTACAGGGAGATGGCAGAAAAGAATCATGACAAATTCCACTCACCTTTTCAGGGCAAACACCTGCTGTCCGGCCTGCTTTTCTGTGGTCACTGTGGAGCCCGGTACTTTGTCCATGGCGGCGTCCGCTACATCAGGCAGGAAGACGGTAAATATAAAAAGACAAAGCAAGGGTACTACTATTACAAATGCTATTCTCGGGACGGCAACTCCCACATGAAAAAGATAAAAGGATGCAAAAATCCTAATTACCGGGTAGAGGAGCTGGAT